TAGATTCTTCTGTCATGTTCATCTCTAGTGTTATCTTCCAAGTGGGATATGCTTTCTTTTGTCCTTTTCTTTGTTTCGGATATTGTTTGTAAATGACATGTCCTTCGCCATCAAACAATCCCGCTATGTAGGCTGCATCAGTCTCTTTCATTTGTTACCGTCCATTTAAATAATGAAGTTGCAGGATCAAAGCTATCAAACTCTATCTTAGTGCAACTTGTTAGAAAAAGGATTGTCATCAATAAGATCAGTCCTCTCTTCATATACTTCTCCTTCCGAGTCACATACCCAACATTGGTGTACCTGACTATTATCTAAAGCTATTCTTATGTAACCATTTCCTCTACAGTTATCACAAATCTTTTTTCTAAGATTATTTACTTTTAGCTTTGCCATTTGTTTTCTTTTTCTTTTTGTTAGAAACTCTTCTAGTAGGTTGTCTATAATCTTTTAGATCTTTCTCTAGTTTTAAGTCTTTTATCTTTTCTGCGACCAACGCGTCAATTAACTGAGACATTGATACTTGCAGACCTTTGAACATTTTGGTTGATAAAAGATGACCGCCCTTGTATGTTTCATTGGATAGGGAGACGTTTCTGTATTTAGTTACATCTGTCATGTGTTTTTCCTTTCATATTAAAATGATAATATAGGATATTTTGTAGGACTGTCAATGAAAATTTTGTTAACTTTAATTATGTGTAGTTATACTCACGGTGCGTGTTTAGACCCATACCCATGGCCTACGCCTTTTACCTCTACCTATGATTGTATGATGGCTGGTTATGAAGAAGCTATGTTAAAAATGAAAGATGTTGGTCCCGCAGAAGTTAATAAACATCAAATATATATTAAGTTTACTTGCACACCGGCTGACTCTGTTTGACAATGTGGCGTAATTGTGTTATGAAGATTTTATCTTCTCACCATTACCTACTCTGCTTTCCCTCTTAGGAGTAGGTGTTTCTTGATCCCAGCTCCAAAGTAAAAGTATAGCAGGCAAGAGTAGAAGACTACTCACACATATGGCCTTGAATAGTTCCACGTCCATCCTTTAAATACCATCCATTTTTAAGTGCATCTTTAAATTCTTTATATTCCGCAATAGCTTCTCTATGATCGTCGCCATACATCAGACATTCGTGCACTGACATCTCTCTTGTAAGTTCGTATTTTTCTTGAACGAGAGTTCCGTCGAATAATAAAACTAATATTATCAGCGTCTTTGCCATAAGCCCCTTTACTCTTTTGCATCGTGACGTTTAGTCCCCCACTTTAAAATATTTTTTAAACCAGGTGCATTTATTTGTATGTCAACACCATACGATCTCCAAGATTTTTTTACAAGGTTTAATTCTAATAATAGATTAGACCATTGTTTCTGTGAGATACCTTTTGGTTTAAGTGTTATTACTTTCTCTTTCATTATTTAAAGGGATCAACAAATGGATTACCGCTCATAGAGTGTTGAGAATAAGTGCTATAAGCCACAGGACCTGTTTCAGTTGGATGGTAACTCATTTGATAATACCAATTACATCTCTCCTTGTTCTCAATATCTCTTTGTTTTAAATCGTTAGCTCTTTTTAACTCAGCTGCGATTGTTTTTAATGTATTAAACATATCTTTCCTTTCTGTAATAATGTATATATAGGATATTTAGGGATATTTGTCAACTATTATCTTCTATGTTTTCCCATTCTTTTTTCGTGTTTGTTAGGACTTTTTTTGTGTCTGCCTGGTCTTTTTCTAGGCTGTGTACGTGGGGCTGTAACTAAGCCAAATTTAGCTTTCTTTTTGGCCATTGTTAAAGTATCCGTCAACTACAGATTGTAGTGTTGTTTTTTCTAATCTTGGTATGTAACTTATGCATCCATTTACATGTTGTTCAAGATCTGCACCGCATGTAATGCATCTAAAGTATTCTCTAGTTAGGCTTACCAACATTGTATACTCCTCGCATGTTGGACAAATACCATTAACTATTTCAGTGTGAATTTTTATTGATTTTTTTTCTGTCATATATCTTTTTATTCTTTATCACTTTTCTCTTAAAATGTCTAAGCTGCTTTGCTACTGGATTTCTTTTTTTATTGAGTTTGTTCATTTAAGATGAAGTTTCTTAATACTCTTTTCACCCATATAAACTTCTGTTTCTGCCTCACTACGTATACATTTGTAAGATATGTTTGGATTAAAGTCTCTCTCCGCTACACGTCGAGCACGTAAACAGGCAGCCATATTTTCTTGTATTCTATGTTCCTTGATCTCTCCATCCCAAAACATCAGCAGGGCCACTACAGTTTCTATCATTTTTTCTCCTTATAATTATCTAATGTAATAATATCAGGGTTTTCCTTCATGTATTTCTCTTTTAATTCTGTCCAATAGCTTATCTTTGGATCAAAATCTCTACCATCAAAAGAGGCAGAAGATACAACACCTAACTTCATACACATATTAATTAACTCAGCAAACTCAACAGGAATAGGTTTTATTCTAGGTACTCTCTTACATTCTTTAACAAGTTCTAACTGTGTTTTTAATTTTTGTTTTAATCTTTGTTCTTTTGCAAACTCTTCATCACATACAGGTCCAATAGATTTTCTCCATCTTAAACCAATAACTTGATTCTGTGATTCTGCACTAGATCCTGTCTTATATTCGTTTTGTCTTACTTCTGTATATGCTTCCCAACTACCTTGATCACATGAGTTTGTACCATCATTTAAATACTCGTTACGAGCCTCAGCTGTTGTACACAACAAAAAACTAACGATTAAGATCTTTAATATCGTACGCATGTTCTCTTACCTGGTCTGCTAATTGTCTATATAAATTTTCTGCCATCTCCCATGTTGCCTCAGCTGCAGATAGTCTTGTAGCAACTTCTGTTAACTTATCTTCTGCTACTGTTAAGTCTCGTTGTAAGTTAATGATAGTTTGTTTGTTGGCTTCTATGGTATCGGTTAAACTTAATACATATCTAACTGATGTAAATGTTCCGGCTAGTATTGCAGCTACAACAGGAACAATTACTATATTCTTTTTTACCCATTCAAATTTTGATAATTGATTCTTTTTTTTCATACTACTTTACCTTTGTTCTCACCCTCTTTAATTTTATACCTGCTGGAACCATTTGCATTTATATCTACTTCTTTTTTTAGTTCCTTAACATAACTCATTTGTTTAGCCTGTTTGTTAACTTCAGCTATATAATCTAAAATTTTTTTAGTTATTCTTCCCGTTGCCATTATATTTAAAATCCCTATTTTGATCTTTTAATTTTTCTATGTCAGATAAAACCTTATCCATCTGTTTTGTTAAAAATTCTATGTTAACTTTGTTTAGAGCCATATCTTCTATATGTTTGTTTATACGATCGGTGGACTTATAAAGGTCCTCCAACATCATGTATTGCTCAGAATCAGCGGGCAGTGAACCTAGTTGTCCACGTGGCCATTTAATTCTAAATTCTGTATTCTCCTCTAAATCTTTTTCCATTAATTGTAATCTAGTATCAGCTATGTTTAGCCTCTCAACAATCTGAAAATAGCCCATGGTACCAAGGGCGACGATTATAATCAGAGAAGCAACCGTCTTCATTGGCATTTGAACAGCTGCTTCTTCTGATATATTCAATGTTTTTTTACTCATTTTTTGTTTTTATCTTGCCAACTAAAAAGCCAAGTTACATACCAATCTAACCAACTTTTAAGTTTAGCCTTAATTTTTTTAATCATTTTTCTTTTCCTCCATCTCGTAAAAGAAATTGTCAGTGTCTTCTGTTCGCCACTTCTGTGTATCTTCTACGTTCCAATAGTTAGTTTGTACCTTCCAGTCAGGAATTTGATCCTTAACAGTGAAGGATGGAATATCCCAAATTAATCTATTATTGGGTTGTGCTGCATAATTGCCGTCATTTAATGCAAGTATGTGGGCGCACTTGTGTTCGTGCGGGATCTCAGAATGATCAGTGTCTAGTATATTAGGTTCTGGATGTGCAAAGTCAACAGTAAATAAGTATTTGCCATAGTGCCATTTTTTATCTTTACCTATGTATTTCCCTGCTTGTGATTCTAAAATATCCCAACTAGTAACAGCAGGATAATAACTGAAAGAATTCCAAAGCTGAAGTTCATCAAGTCGTCTTCTTGGTACGTCCTCGACTTTGAAACCACGTTGAATAAACGCACTAATAGGAAGGCGATAAAATACTGCGCCGCTCTCCATAAGAGCGTGGAATAAAATAGCACGACCTGTAATACAGCTAATACCAAAGATAACACAGTCTTCAACTTCTCCATGATGTTTCTTAAGATCATATAGATACTCTCTTCTTATTTGTGCGTACTCTACTGGTATGTTTGCATTTAAATAAGCCATAATTTAACCTCATTTTATTGTACCCCAATTAGGTCCATATTCATAGTCTACCTTATTAGGCACTTCTAAGTCTACTGCTGATTCCATTATTTCTTTTATTTTTTCAGCGTTGTTATCTACAGATATATCAAGTTCATCGTGTACTTGTATATGTGGTGTGATGCCTTCCTTGTGTAGTTCTATCATAGCTTTTTTAGTCATGTCTGCTGCTGATCCTTGTATTAGTCTATTCAAAGCTTTGTAAGTATATGCTCTTCTAATGCCTGGTCCATGTTCCGCGAGCGCTGCATCGTGAGGCAAGGGCTTGTGTATGCCAAACTGGTTTGGTTCCCATAGATGAAACCTACATACTCTACCAAGCAAGGTTCTTATTCGACCTCTACCTTGTGCACGTTGCATAACATTGTCCATGAGTTGTTTTACGAAAGGCACACGTGAGTGATACTGTTTAAATAAACTCTCGGCTCTTTCTTTGTTGATACCCAACTCTGCTTGTAATTTGTTTTTACCCATACCATAAAACAGACCAAGGTTTATAGTCTTGGCCTGCTCTCTTGGTATCTCTGCCATTTCAGCGACAATCTGGTGAAAGTCCACATCAGTATCCTGATATGCATCCAATACGTCGCCCACTCCATAGAGATTCTGTAATGCTGCGTAGTGCACAACAAGTCTTGGTTCTTGTTGTGAGTAATCAAATACACCCCACTTGCAACCTTGTTCTGGTATAAACAAAGATCTGATCAATGGTCCAAGTTCTTTGTTACGTGCAGGTATCTGTTGTAGGTTAGGATTACTATAACTAAATCTACCGGTTACTGTACCACCACTATCTGATCTAAGCTGATTTATCTCAGCATGTATTCTTCCTTTATGTTCATGTTTTAATATGGTATCAATGAACGTAGTATGAGCTTTGTTTATTTCACGAGCTCTAGCAATTAATTTAACCACCGGATGTTGGTGGTTTTGTAAAAAGTTTTTAGTAAATGATGGAGAATTTGTTTTTTCGGTTCGGTCAAAAGGTAGGCGAAGTTTTTCAAAGACTTGCGCAATGGATCGAGCTGCCCATATTTGGGTATCTACTCCAGTTTCTTTTTTTACTTTTAATAGGCATTCTTTTTCTTCTGATGATAGTTTGTCTTTTAATTCATTCGCTGCTTGAATATCTACACGAACTCCTAGGAAACGCATATCGACGAGGCAAGGAAAGAGTTCAGTCTCGAGATCAAAAATAGATTGTATATCTTGATGTTGTATCTCTTGTTTCATGCTTTGCCATAATGCAAGAGTCATCTCTGCATCTCTCTCAGCATACTCACCCACATACATAGCAGGTAATTTATACATCTCAGACTTAGGATCTATACCCCAAAGAGCTGCTGTTTCGTTCAATACAGCCTCGTTTTTGCCTCTTCCAAGGTAATCCCTACCCATTGAGCCTAAATCGTAACGAAAGCGATTCTCGTCCACGAGAGAGCCAGCAATCATAGTATCTACGATGGTTCCATTAATTTTAAGACCTGCAGCACGTATAAAACATACGTCATACATAGCGTTGTGAAATATCTTTGTAGAGGGGTAGTTTAGAATAGTTCTAAAGTAATCCATTACTATTTTCTCATCCATGTTACCACCACCTTCGTGTGCTATTGGATAATATCCAGACCATCCTTCGACAGCTAAGGCTATACCGACTATTTTAGATCTACCTGTAATAGAACCAGATCCCATTGTTTTAAGATCAGGGTCTTTTGTTTCTAAGTCTATTGCTATCTCATCATACTTAGATAAGTCAGGAAAAGATTCTGGTGGTAGCCACTCTACCTGCGGGCTAAACATTGGTTTCTGTATCATGAATAATCTCTTTCCAGTATCATTTTTAAATAATGTATTGCTTTTTCTATATCTTGTTGTCCTCCTTTTACAGAGTGCCTGCAAATATATTTTATAGCATTGCCTTCTGCAAACAAAAGTTTGTTTTCATTAATAAACTCTGCTGGCTGTATCTTCATATTCCGGTAGTGTTTGCCACCTACCTGCTCTTCTAATGAACTGTATGTAGTTCCTTTAAACATATTTTTGTGTGTCATTTTCCTCCTTTATGCATATTTTGCTTCTTTGTGTATTTGATATGTTGTTTGTCTAGATATTCTTCTATAAATTGGATAACCGATAGAATTCTTTTTGTGAGTTACAAGTTCTAAATTTTCTATTCTGTAATCTACAGTTTTAAAATTTTTATGATTAACAACATAACTACCACCGTCTTGTTGATGTAAAAGTTTTCTTGGATTAGAAAAAGCTTTGCATACAATAATATGAAAGTATGTCTTAATTCTTTTGTGTCTTCCATTTTTATCAAACTCTGGTGTATAAACTGTTAGATTAACGTAAGGTTTTTTAGCAGAAATAGAGCCATTCATTTTGCCTCCTGAGTTTAAATCTTGATGATACCCTTTTAATTTTTTTACATAAGGCCAAATTGGTTTAGCGTAATGTTCATCACCAAATTGTAATTTAAGATTACGATAAGGGTGATAGCCTCCTGTCCTCATCAACATGTACATTCCTGGTAAAACTCTTTTATCTATTTCCTCTAATGGTATCTCGTCTCTTGTTTCAATCATATGCTGTATCCTTTATATTCTTGTTTTGGTGATATGATATGTAGATGTTCCTTGGTCCTTGTTGCACCAACGTAGAACAATCTATTCTCATCATCTGGGTTTTTTTCGTATGCCTTCATTGTGTTTTCACTGAGATCAGTTAATAATACAACGTTTTGTGATTCACCACCCTTTGCACCATGTATGGTTGACAAAGTTATTCGTGGATCTTCATTCAGTTTTTCTCCATTCTTTCTCATCTTTCTTAGATAGCTTACATCTCGACTTGGTGCATCATCAAATGCCTCAAACCAAGGTTTGTCTGTTTTCAAACCATAAGATTGTTTAAGTGTATCTATA